GGTTCGCGCCAGCGTCGAAATATCCACATATACCAAAACGTCAGCCCTATGGCCTTGTCGGGCAAGAAGTTAGATCGCAAACAGCAGAAACACCGTGAGGCAAAGCTCGCCAAGCTCTGCGACCGCGGGCGCTTGAAGCATCGCGCCGGCGATTTGGTCGGCGCGCTGATGGCGTACGCCAAAGTGCTGCAACTGGACCACCAGTGCGCGTTCGCGATGCACTACGGCGCGCTGGCGTCGCGGCAGCTGTTACGCCAGGCGCGCGGCGCCGGTCTCGTCAATGCGACGGCGCTGCAGGAGGTGCACGACATCTGCTATTCGTTTATGGCCGAAGCGGTGGCCCTCGTGAACACGCCGCTGACGCCAGAGGCGCGCATCGCCAGCGCCGCAGTCCTGCACAACATGGCCGACATGCTGCAAAGCGACGGTCACTTCGAGCAAGCGGTGACCTATCTGCAGCTGGCGCTCGATCGGCATCCTGCCCAGGGCGATAGCTGGTGGCTGCTTGGCAACGTGAGCGCTGAGCTCGGCGATCGGACGGCCGCCAACACCGCGTGGGATACGGCGCTTGAGCTGCCAATGCCGGAGGCCGGCGCGCGATACAACCGGAGCTTCTTGTGCTTGCGCCGCGGCGACTATGCCCGCGGCTGGTCGCTGTACGAATCGCGCTTCGACGCGCCCGACTTTGCCGGCGGCTTCGTCAGCCACGAGATTCGCCGCACGCTGCAGCCGTGGCGCGGCGAGGAGCTCAGCGGCACGCGCGTCTACGTCTACGGCGAGCAAGGGAACGGCGACCATCTGCAGTTCGCTCGGTATGTGCGCGCCCTGCAGCTGCGCGGCGCGGAGGTGGCGTTCGAGACGGTGCCCGCGCTCCATCGGCTGATGACGCTGGCGTACCCTGATATGCCGGTCGTGCTCCAGGGCGCGCCCCTGCCCCGCGCCGACTTTGCGGTCTCGACGATGAGCTGCCCCGCGTATCTCGCCACGCGGCTGGAAACGATTCCGGCGCCGCTCGAGATTCCTGATCTCCATGTCGCGAGCGATGATCCGCTCGCGCCGTACCTCGAGGCGATGGCGTGCCAGCCTGGGCGATTGGTCGGCATCGGCTGGGAGGGCTCGGTGCTCAACCCGCTCAACCCGCGGCGCTCGATTCCAGCGGACGCCCTAGCGCAGCTGCGCGACATCCCCGGCGTGACGTTTGTCAACCTGCAGCCGGGCGGGAGCGCGGTCTTCGCGGCGCAGCTCGGCGGCATCGACCCGACGCCCGCGCTGCGCGACTTTGCGGCGACCGCGGCCGTGATGCAACGCTGCGACGCGGTGGTCGGCATCGACTCCGCGGTCTCACACTTGGCGGGCTCGGTCGGCGTGCCGCTCTATGTGGCCTTGTCGTTTAGTGCCGACTGGCGCTGGCTCGAGGACCGGAGCGATTCGCCCTGGTATCCGAGCGCCACGCTGTACCGCCAAGCGAGCCCTGGCGATTGGTCGAGCGTGCTCACGCCGATTCGTGCGGCGCTTGCGCGCCTCGTCTCCGAGACGCCGTGAAAATCGCCCCCGAGATCAACCGCGTCACGCTGGCGGTGCTGATTGGCTACTCGCCGAAACAGATCACGCGCTGGCTGAGCGACACCGACATCCCGCATGAGCGCCGCGGCACCGAGGTCTTGTTTCCGTGGCCGGGCACCCGGGTCTGGCTCCACAAGTACCTCGAGGACAAGGGCAAGCGCGCCGGCCGCCCCGAAAGCCGCGACGACGCCCGCGAGCGCAAAGAGTACGCCGAGGCCGAGATGGCCGAGCTCAAGCTGGCCGAGGCGCGAGGCGAGCTCGACACCGTGGCGCACCTCGAGAAAGCGCTGGCTGATGCGTTTACCCGCATCCGCGCCAAGCTCTCGAGCTTTGCGCCACGCGCCGCCGGCGCCGTGATCGGCGCGGTGACGGTGCAGGACGCGACCGCACGCCTGACGCCGCTGGTCGACGAGGTCTTCGCGGAACTCCGACAGACGGACGACATCCCCCTTGAGGAGCCAGACGACGATGAATCAACCTGACGCGCCGGCGGTGGTCTTCGACTGGCCGATTGGTCAGCCGACGGGGTGGGGCCAGTACGGCCTGCACTTGGCGCTCGCGATGCAGGCGACCGGCTGCGCGACGCCGGTGCTCGAGCACGCGCCGATTGTCGACGGGCACTCCGAGGCGACCGCGGCCCTGCTCCGCAGCTTCCCTCGCACCGTCACCCATCGCGCCGGCATGGTGCGCGCCGTCTCGCTGGGCCGCAACGTGCGCCCGGCGCAGACACCCGAGGACGTGGCGCTGCTGGTCTTTGAGGACACGCGCTGGGACGCGGCGAGCCTGGACATGCTGCGGACGTACCGCCGCGTGATTGTGGGGTCGGAGTGGAATCGGGCCATCTTGGCCGCGTGGGGCTTCCACGAGGCCGTTGTGGGACTGCAGGGCTACGACGGGGCCGTTTTCCGGCCCAAACCCCGCGTGCGCCCGGCCTCGGACGGTCGGATTCTGGTCTTTTCCGGTGGCAAACTGGAGTTTCGGAAGGGGCAGGACATTGTGCTTGAGGCGTTCAAGCGCTTTCGGAAGACGCACCCGACGGCCGTTTTGGTGACGAACTGGTGGAACGCCTGGCCGACGACGACCCGCGGCATGAGCACGATGGGCTATGTGAGCGAATACACACCCGATCAGACGCTCACGACGTGGGCGATGGCGAACGGCGTCGGCTCCGGGGCGTTTCTCGACTGCGGCGTGGTACGCCCGAGTCATGTCGCCGACGTGATGCGCGAGTGCGATGCGGCCATTTTCCCGAATCGTGCCGAGGGCGCGATCAACATGGTGGCCTGTGAGACCATCGGCTGCGGCATCCCGACCGCCGTCTCAGACGCGACCGGCCATCGTGACCTGCTCGTGGAGCTCGGGCCGTGCGCAATGCGCGAAGGCCGCATGGTGGACGTGCCCGCCGGCGCCGTCCCGGGCTATCGCGGCATGACGGGCTGGCGCGAAACAGATCCCGACGATGTCGTCGAGGCGCTTGAGTTCCTGCTCGAGCGCCCGCGCACCGACACCGTGCCCCCGCCGAGCGAGTGGCTCACCTGGCAGGAGCGCGCCCCTGTCCTCACGCGCTTGCTTCGCTCGTGAGCGACCCGACCACGCCGGCGCAGCCGGCGACGGCGCGGCTCGAAGGCGCGCAGAAGATGCGGAGCGTGGAGCGCCGGCTCCGCGCACAGATTTTCCGGCCGCCGCCGCGGCTGACGGTCTCGCAGTGGGCCGATGCGCACCGTGTCCTCTCGAGCGTCGCGAGCGCCGAGGCCGGCCAGTGGCGTACCGATCGCGCGCCGTATCAGCGCGGGATTCTCGATGCGTTCAGCGACCCGGCGGTCGAGACCGTGGTCGTGATGTCGAGCGCGCAAGTCGGCAAGACCGAGATCGTGCTCAACTTGCTCGGGCATTTCATCGACCAAGACCCGAGCCCGATTCTGGTGCTGCAGCCGACGCTCGACATGGCGAAGGCGTTCAGCAAGGACCGACTCAAAGAGATGCTGCGCGCCTCGCCGCGGCTGCGCGGCAAGGTGGAGGAGTCCGGGCGCCGCGGCTCCGATGACACGCTCCTGCACAAGGCGTTCCCTGGCGGGCACATCACGATGGTCGGCGCGAACTCCGCGGCCGGCTTGGCCTCCCGGCCGATTCGGGTCGTGCTGGCCGATGAAGTGGACCGCTACCCGGCGAGCGCCGGCGACGAAGGCGACCCGGTGAGCTTGGCGCGAAAACGCACGGCGACGTTCTGGAATCGCAAGGTCGGACTGTTCAGCACGCCGACCATCAAGGGCGTGAGCCGCATCGAGGCCGCGTTCGAGCAGAGCGATCAGCGCCGGTACTATGTCCCCTGCCCGCACTGCGGCGTCGCGCAGGTGCTCAAGTTCGCGAATCTGGTGTTCGATGACGCCGCCTATGCGTGCGAGGGCTGCGGCGCCCTGATTCAGGAGCGCGAAAAGACGACGATGCTCGCGCGCGGCAGCTGGCGCGCCGAGCAGCCGGGCGCGGCGATTGTCGGCTTCCACCTCAATGCGCTGTACTCGCCCTGGACGAGCTGGCGCGCCCTGATCGACGACTTCCTCGACGCCAAGCGGAGCCCCGAGACGCTGCGCGTCTTTGTCAACACGATGCTTGGCGAGACGTGGGAAATCGACGGCGAAGGCGTCGACACCGGGAGCCTCAAAGAGCGGCGCGAAGCCTACGCCGCGGAGGTGCCGGCAGCCTGTGGCGTGCTGACCTGCGCGGTGGACGTGCAGCGCGACCGCCTCGAGGTGGCGATCAAAGGCTGGGGCGCGGGACAAGAGTCCTGGCTGATTGCCCATGACCGGCTGTATGGCGACACCTCCCAGCCGAACGGCGAAGTGTGGCAGCGTCTCGAGACCGCCTACCTGACCAAGCAGTACCGGCACGAGTCCGGCGGGACGCTTGCGATTCGCTCGACGTGCATCGACTCCGGCGACCAAACGCAAGTCGTCTATGCGTTCGTGGCACCCCGGCAACGCCGCGGCGTGCGCGCCACCAAGGGCTACTCGGTGCGCGGCAAGCCGCTCATCTCCAAGCCCGGCAAGCCGAACAAATACGCGGTGCGCGTGGTCCCAATCGGCACGGACACCGCGAAAGACGTGGTCTTTGCGCGCCTCTCGCTGCTCGCGCCCGGCACGCCTGGCTATATGCACTTCCCGCAGGGCGCCGACGAAGCCTATCTCGAGCAGTTCGCCGCCGAGAAAGCGTTCGTGCGGCGCGTGAAAGGGATTCCGGTGCGCGAGTACCGCGCCGTGAAAGACCGCAACGAAGCCATTGACCTCGAGGTGCTCAACTTGGCCGCCCTCCACTTGCTCGGCGCCGGCGTCTACGATCAGCTCGGCATCTTCGCGCAGAAGGCGCAGGACGATGGCGCCAAAGCCCCCAGCCGCCCTGCTGCGGCCGCGGGCGACCGCCCGGCCCCGATGCCGGCGCCCCTGCCTCCACGCCCCGCATATCGGCGCCAGGGCGGCTACGTCCAAGGCTGGCGATGAAAACGTTTACGGACCGCGATCCATGGGCCGGGCTGAGTGTCGTGCAGCGCGAGATTGTCGAGGCACTGCTGGACGGCGTGCCGGTCGGCGAGATTCGCCGGCGGCAGCGCATCGGCCACAGTCGCATCAACCAGCACATCCACCACCTCGCGGAACGATTCGGGGCGCGGTCCAAAAAACCGGAGTCGGTCGTCATAGCGCTCGTGCGCTATCAGCGCGCGGCGTGAGCCCGAAAGAGGTGGAACATCGCTAGTACCTGAGCCGCCTGTTCGGCGCTTGACTGGTGCGTGACCGTTTCGACCACGCATCTCTGCCCGAAGCAACTGCTCGCGGGCGACTCGCTCGATCTACTCGTCACGATTCCCGGTGACTTGAGTGGATGGACCGGCTCGGCCCGTCTCACGGGCTTGTCGACGATGGACGCCACGAGCGTCACGACCGTCGGCCCCGACTTCGCGGTCTACTTCAAGGGCGTGGCCGGCACCAGCGCCCTGCTGCCCGGCGCGTATGTCCTGACCGTCTGGGCGACGAACGCCAACGACCGCTACACCGTCGTGCAGTACAAGCTGCAGGTGCTTGCCAACCTCGCCACCGGCACGCCGGCGCTGGCGCACGCGCAGCAGCTGCTCGCCCTGATTGAGACCGCGATCTACAACCGCGTCAACGGCAACGGCGACGGCGGCATCGACGAGTACGAAATCGCCGGGCGTCGGGTCAAGAAGATTCCGCTGGTGGAGCTGCACCGCCTCCGGGCGAGCTATAGCGCCGAAGTGGCGCGCCTGCAGAACCCCGACCGCCCCTACGGCCGCATCAAGGCGGTCTTCAGCCCGACCGGACAGATGCCGGACATCCTCCGACGGTACGAATCGTGAGCGCCAAGAGCCCGCGCCCCTTCCTGCACCGCGTTCGCGCCGCGATTGCTCGGACCATCGCCCCAACGCAAGCGCGCAATGGCGCGTTCTCCGGGGCCGCCAGCACGCGCCTGACCGCCGAGTGGGTGTTCGCCGGCCGTCGCTCGGCCGCGCAGGACACCTACGGCGACATGATGGTGCTGCGCAACCGCGCCCGCGAGCTGGTCCGCAATACGCCGTATGCCTCGCGCTTTGTCGCGCTGGTGGCCGAGAACATCGTCGGCCCGCATGGCATCCGGCTGCAGGCGAAGAACCAGACGCTCGAGGGCAAGGAGTTCACCCGCGCCAACAGCCAGATTGAGTGCGCTTGGGAGGAATGGAGCCGCCCCGAGCATTGCGACGCCGGCGGTCGGCACTCCTTCACCGAGCTGCTCGCGCTGGCGGTCAGCCAGCGGGCGATGGACGGCGAGTTCCTGATGCGCGAAATCCTCGGCCAGGGCACGTTCGGCTACCAGCTGCAGCTGATTGACCCCGACCTGCTCGACGAGACGTGGAACCGCCCGCCGACGCCCGACATGAACGGCGTCTATCAGGGCGTCGAGGTCGACCAGTATTTCAAGCCCGTGGCGTACTGGATGTGGACGCGCCACCCCACCGACCCGGCGTTTGACCGTCGGCGCGTGCGGATTCCGGCGTCCGAGATCATTCACGACTTCCGCGCCTATCGGCCGGGCCAAGTGCGCGGCGTGAGCGACTTCAGCCCGATCATGGGGCACCTGAAGATGCTCGACGGCTACTTCGAGGCCGAAGTGGTCGCCGCCCGCATCGCGAGCGCGTCGATGGCCGCTATCGAGCAGTCGCCCGATGCGCCGGCCATGGACCCGATGACCGGCAACAACGACCTGCCGATGGAAGTCGAGCCGGGCGCGATGCTGCGCTTGAACCCCGGCGAGAAGCTCGCCATGTGGGATGCCACGCATCCGACGCAGGCGTTCGCGGACTTCACGCGCACGATGCTGCACAGCTTCGCGGCAGGGCTTGGCATCAGCTACATGACGCTGACCGGTGACCTGTCCCAAGCGAACTATTCCTCGATGCGCGCCGGCCTAATCGGCGAGCGCGATCACTGGCGCCGCGAACAGCAGCGCCTCGTGATGCACGTCCTCGATCGCATCTACCGGCACTGGCTCAAGCAGGCGCTCCTGACCGCCAAGGACCAGCTGCCCGCCCTCGACTACGACTCGCGCCGCTGGACCACCGTGCAGTGGCAGCCGCGGGGCTTTGTCAGCGTCGACCCGATGAAAGAAATCGAAGCGGCCCTGCTCGAGGTCAACGCGGGCACCAAGTCGCTGACGCAGTTCGCCGCGGAGAGCGGCCGCGACCTGCCCGACGTGATTGCCGAGCGCGCGCGCGAGATCCAGTGGTTCGTCGACGCCGGGGTCCCAAGCAACCTCGCGACCAGCATGACGCAGAAGGAAAGCGCGCCGGTCACCACCGACGCGGCCATGTCGACGGCTGACAGCACCGACAGCACCGGCAGCACCGACCGCACCTCGAACTCTTCAACCGGGGGCCGCGTGCTGCCCCTGCGGAGTGGCACCCATGGCTGAGACTCCTGCACTTCCATTCTCCACCCCGAGCTATCGCGAGATGGACTTTCGCGTCGACGCGGAGGAGCTCGCGGCACGCGCCGCCGCTCGTGCCGCCGCTCGGGCGGCTGCTAAGGCCGCGCGCGAGGCGCGCCTGTATGCGATGCAGGGCGACGGCGGCGGCGATGACGGCGATGGTCCCGATGTCGAAGACGCCGCCGATGCGATGGACGATCTGATCCCGGTCGCGATTTCGAGCGAGCGCGCCGTGATGCGCGAGGACTGGATGACGGGCGACCGCTACATGGAGGTGCTCGATCATGCGCCCTCGAGCGTCGATCTCTCCTATGCCCGCGACGGCCTGCCGTTTGTGATGAGCCACCGCGCCGGCGACGGCGATGCGCAGCACGGCATCGTCGAGAACGTGCGCGTCGGCGTCGATCGCGTACTCCGCGGCGACCTGCGCATGTCCCGCGCACAGCGCTCGCAGGAAATCGGCCAAGACATCCGCGACGGCATCCGCAAAAAGGTCAGCGTCGGCTATCTGACCGGCAACAGCTACGACAGCACCGACAACGCCGACGGCGTCGCCACGCGCCGCTACCGCGCCTGGATGCCGCTCGAAGTCAGCTCGGTTCCCATTCCCGCCGACTATTCGGTCGGCATCGGACGCAGCGCCGTTTCTGGTGACGCGCTGCCGCACCACCTCGCCGACGCCATTCGGGCGTTCGTCGAGCGTCACCAGCCCACCCCGAAGGCCGTTCAGGCCGAGGAGCGTACCATGAGTGAGCACGCCAGCGCGGCCCCGGCCGCCGTGACCGTCGGAGCCGAAGCGGCCTCCGAGCGCGTCAAAAACATCGCATCCCTCGCCCGCGAGCACGCGATGACGGACAAGCTGCCGGACTGGATTGCCGCCGGCGCATCGGAAGTGGAAGTCTCCCGCGCCATCTCGACCGAACTGCAGGCGCGCATCAAGCGTGGTCCGCAGGTCTCGGCCGGCGTGGAAGTGGACATGAACGAGAAACGCGATTTCTTCATCAGCCGCGCCCTCGTCGAAGGGGCCGGCTTGTCGCGTGAGTTTGGCGTCGACACCGGCTTCGAGCGTGAAGTGATGGCCGAGGCCCGCAAGGGCTCGCCCAGCAAGGCCGGCGGCGCCGGTGCCTTTGTCCCGAACATCATCAAGCGCGCGGGCATTGACTCGGCGACCGCCACGACCGGCGGGCCGTTCAAGTTCACGCAGCCCGGGTCGTTTATCGAAGTGCTGCGCAACAAGCTCGCCGTCGCCCGCCTGGGCGCGACGTTCATGACGGGGCTCACCGGCCCGGTCAGCTTCCCGCGTCAGACCGCTGCCGGCTCGGTGAGCTGGATTGGCGAAAACCCCGGCTCTGACACCTCGGACTCGAACCTCACGACCGACACCGTCACCTTGGCGTTCAAGACCCTGATGACCACGACGTCCGTGTCGCGTCAGGCGCTCTTTTCGGCGGCCTCGGGCAACTACGACCTCGAAGCGATCATTCGCGACGACATGGCCGCAATCATCGCCCTCGGCGTCGACTTGGCCGCCATCAGCGGCACCGGTGCCAGCAACCAGCCGCTCGGCATCCTGTCGAACACGAACGTCGGCACCGCAACTGCCCTCGGCACCAACGGCGGCACGATGGCGTGGAACAACTGGGTTGATCTCGAAACGTCCATCGCCAACAACAACGCCGATCTGCCGGGGCTCGGGTATTTGACGAACACCAAGCAGCGCGGCACCGCGCGCAAGAAGGCCGTGCTCGACCAGACGGCGACCGGCATCCCGATCTGGGGCACCGCGCCGGACATGGAAGGCGTTGTGAACGGCTACCGCGCCGTGGCGTCGAATCAGGTCCCGTCGAACCTCACGAAGGGCACCGCCACGACGGTGTGCTCGGCCGTGATCTTCGGCGCCTGGCCGCAGCTGATGGTTGGCCAGTTCGGCAATGGCTACGAAGTGCTCGTCGATCCGCTCCGCTTGAAGAAGCAGGCGATGATCGAGCTGACGGCCTACACGTTCGCCGATGTGGCGATTCGTCAGCCGAAGGCGTTCGCGACCATCGTCGACGCGCTGACGTACTAACGTGTCGTTTTTGACCGACGATCTCGATGCGATGCTGGCCGACACCGGATTCTCGGTGTCGGTCAGTATCGGCGCGTCGGTCACCCGCGGTCTGTTTGACTGGATGGACATGTCGACGCAGGATGCGTCCGGCTTTGACGTGTTCATCCGGCAGCGGGTCGTCACGATTCGCAGCGGCACGCTGACGGGGCTGCTCAACGGGGTCGCGATTACCGTCGACGGCACCAGCTATCGCGTCCATGACATCAATCACGAATCGGACGGGAACGTGCTCAAGGTGACCCTGACATGATGGTCGAGGCCCTGCGCATGATTGCCGATCGGCTCACCGATGCGACCTATGGCGTCAATGCCATGCTTGCGTCGACGCCGCTCGACAGCGGCGATACGGTGCCCGCGTCCATCGCCACCGGTTCCATCCTTGACGCCACGCGCGACGGCAACGTCGCCCGCGGAAGGCTTCCGGCCTCGCTGCCGGGGATCGCCGTCACGGTGCGCGAGGCGACGGGCCTCGAGAACTACCCGATGGCGGCTGATGCGGAGGCGACCCTGACGGTCGTCATCCGCTTTGGCCTCGACAAGAACCAAACCGAACAGGGCGCGCGCGATACCTCCTACTACCTGCGCACGATTGTGCGGGTGTTGAAGGCGTTCCATCTCGCCGCGCCCGCGGTCCGCACGCGCAACAACATCTATCTGCAGACGTGCGAGACGATGCAAGTCGTCCCGCTGTGGCAAGATCTCGACGACAGCATCGTGACCGGTGCAATCGTCGCGACGTACCACGTCCGCGACTATACCCCGACCTGAGTTTCCCTCACTATGGCGACGTTCATCACGATCAACGGCCAGCTCGTCGAGATTCCGGTGGACGTCCTCGCCGGTCCCGAGGGCGGCGTGCAGGCGTTCGTGGAGAACGCCGCTCGGCAGTCCCTTCGCGCTCCAAAACCTCCGACCCCTGACCGCGCCCCGACGGGCGAGGAGAAGTAACTCATGGCCGCCCCAGCAAAACTCCTACACGTTGCCGCGCTCCTCGCCAAGACCGAGAGCACCTACGGCACTGCCGCCACGCTCGTCGCCTCGAGCGACGGCGTCCAGATGCAGTTCGACCAGCCGAACGTCGCCGCGACGTTCGAGATCAAGTACGCGAACGACGGCAACATTGGCGCCTCAATGTCGAGCCTTGGCCAGATTGCGCGCGTCGCGCCCGCCGGCCGGTATGCGGAGGGCACCATCCCGGCGCTGATGCGCCTGCCAGGCGCCGCGTATTCCGCGACCGTCCTGCCGGGCTTGCACCGGCTGGTGCAGGCGTCGGGCTTTGACGCCACCATTGTCACCTCGGCGTCGACGGAGTCGGTGACCTATGCGCCGACGGCCTACGGCTCCGGCTATTCCTCGCTCACGCTCAAGGCGTACGAACGCCAAGAGCTGCAGACCCTCACCGGCGCACTGTGCGACCTGACGGTCAGCGCAAAGGACGGCAAGCCGCCGAAGTGGTCCTTTGCAACAAAGGCCATCGCCGGACTGCCGGCCGATAGTTCGCCGGCGCTGCCGACCGGGCTCGTCTTCCCGAACAGCACAGTGGCGCCGCTCACAAATGTCGGCATCACGGTCACCTTTGGGACGTATGTCGCGCCGATTGTGAAAAGCTGGGACTTCTCGCTCAACCGCAAGATTGAGCCGCGGATCAACTACGCCGCGAGCAACTCGCACGCCGGCTTTGTGCCGGGCATGCGGGAGCCGCAGTTCAAGCTCACGATCGAAGGCACCGCGCTGCAGACCACGCCGTTTCACAACACCAGCGGCTTCGATCCGTACTCGCTGCTGGACGTCGGCACGGCGCTCGGCACCTGCTCGGTGCTGGTCGGCAGCACGCAGTACAATAAGTACACGATTCAGCTGAACCAGTCGCAGGTCATCGACGTGAAGAAGACGGGCGAGGGCGCGACTGCGACCTACGAAATCACGGTCCAGGCGTACTGCTCGACGCCGACCGCGAACGATGACATGTCCATTATTTGCAACTGATGAGCTTCAACGCCGACAGCTATCGGCAGGCCGTCCGACCGTGGCTGCTCACGGTCGGCGGCAAAGCGTGGGAGGCGCGGCCGGTGAGCGCACCGGCCGTGCTGGCCTTTCACGCGGCACTTCGGGCCGCGAAGACCCCGCCGGCGCAGGAGCGCGCCCTGCGGGCGCTGCTCCGACGGGCGTTTCCCTGGCGTTTGTCGTACAGCTGGCGAGGCGATCCGGTAGACGCGCTGGTGAGCTTGCCGCCCGGTGAACGCGGCGAGGCACTCGCGGATTTTTTCGGATACCTGGAGGGGAAAGCCCGGCGCCCCCTCCCGCCAGTGCCGACGACGCCGAGTGGGACCGCCTCATCGCCGAGCAGTCCCATCGCAGCGTAACCGCCGGCGGGGAGACCATCGCGCTCGAGACGGCGATGGTGCAGGTGGAGCGAGTGTTTTCGGGGTTCTATGCACCCGGCAGATGGCCGACGGACGATGGCTGCATGCCGGTGCAGTTGTGTTGGGTGTACTGGCAGGCGCTGCAGATGGGTCAGGCATCCGATGCCCTAGCGACTGCGCAAGGGATTGGGCTGGCGTTAGGCGACGGACATCAAGCTGAACAGGCACGGACCGCCACGCTCCGCGCGGCGCTGCCCCTAGAACGCACGGAGTAGAGCGATGGCGCCGAAGGAAGTGACGTTCACCATCTCGGCGAAAGATGCCGCGTCGGCAGAGCTCAAGCGTATTCTTGGGGCGCTGACGAACCTGACCGACGGTGCGGTCAACTTCGGCGCGGTATTGAAGGGCGTGCCCGCGCTCCTGGGCGCCATCAGCATCGGCACCATTGTCAAAGACATGCTCGACCTTGCGGTCGCCGCAGATACCGCCGGCCGCCAGCTGGCCGCAGCGCTGCCGACGGGCGTCGCGGGACTGCGCGAACTCGGGCGTGCGATTGAAGATGTCGCGCTCACCTCGGGTCGTTCCCTGCAGGAAGTGCGCGAGGGGGCTCTCGAGATTGCTAAACTCGGCGTCAGCGGTCCGCAGGAACTGGCCGATCGACTCAAGGCCGCCACGACCTTTGCCGACGCCACCGGCGCCAGTCTGACGGAAACGGTGCAGGGCCTCGATCAGCTCATGGATTTATTCAATATGAGCGCGACCGACGCGGAGAGTGCTCTCGCGAAGCTGGCGAGCGCCAGCCGCGGTCGCAACTCGGCCGCCGAGCTGTTTCAGGGCTTTGCTGCTGCCGCACCCGCGATCGCCAAGCTCGGCATCGACGCCGACACCGCCGCGCGTGCGATGGTGGAGCTGCTCGATCGCGGCTTCAATGCCAAAGCTGTGCGCAAGTATATGGCCGATCTCGATGCCAATGCCATTCGTGAGCTGGCCGCGCAAGCGCACGTTGCAACCAACGCGCTGACAGAAATGCAGGATCGTGCGGCGCTCGTCGAAGCCGGCACGGCGCGCGCGGGCCAAGCCATTCGCACCCGGTTCGGACTCGCGCTCGAGCACATCGGCACCAACCTGCTCCCAACGGTCAACGCCCTGCTTGCGCACACGGCAAATCTGCTGGAGAACATCGGCAGCAAGGACCGGTTCGGGCAGATGATGACTAACATCGGAAGGTTTGGCATCGGGTACGGCCTTACTATGCCGACCACGGCGAAGGTGTCGACCATCGACCAGACCCTCACGTCGGTACTTGGTGGCACGACCACGACCGGAAGTGCCTCGGGGTCAGGAGGGGCCGCGCGTGGGGCACTGCCGCTGACGGAAACGCAAAAGAAAGCCATAGAAGAAGCCGCCAAAAAAACGGCCGAGCTGTACCTCGAGCTAGGTCGTCTCAACGCACAAACGGGCGAGAGCCAAAGCAAGAGCGCACAGTTCGCGCAGGCGATTCAGCAGTGGGCGCAGCACGCCAAAGACGCCAAGCTCAGCGCGGCAGATTTCAATGCGAGCCTGACGCAGCTCGCAGCCACGCACGAACGCCTGCGCCAGGCTGATCTCGGCGAACTGCTCAAGAAGGGCGCCGAAAATATCGCCGCGTTCAGCGGCACCGCGTTGCAACAGTTCGATGCGAAGATGCAGGCGAAACGCGACGAACTGATGAAAGATTTACCGAAGTTCTTCGGCGATCGGGACAAATGGACCGAAGCAAATCGGCAAATCGAGCAGCTTGATGCCCATTGGCAGGGCGTGCATGCGGCGATGCAGCAGATTGCCTCCATTAGCCCGATTGTGGCCGCGGCGCTTGAGGAGGCGCAGAACCCGCTGGCCGGCACCGGAAACCTCGGAGACGTCGCGCAAGGCTTGTCCACGCAATACAACGCGCTGTACGAAAGCCTGCAGACGCTGACGCCCGGCACTGAGGCCTACAAGATTGCGCAGCAGGGGTTGCTCGAGATTGAGCGCGCAATGGCGCAGGTCATGGAGCGGATTGCGCAGATCACCGTCAACGACACGCCAGTCAAAAAAGCGGCGACCGCCTGGCAGCAGTATGCGCGCTCGGCCGTGGCCGCACTGCAAGCCCTGCACGCGCTCGACGATCAGGCGGCGGGCATGATTCAGAACGTCATTTCGCTCGCCGATGGGATTGGTCAGCTGTTTGCCGGCAACACGGCGGCGGGCTTGACGGAGACAGTCGCGTCCATGGCGGGCCTGATCGAGCAGCTGACCGGGGACTCTCCGGCCGCAAAAGCGGCGCGGCAGACGATGGAGGCCAACTCGGCGGCCTTGGGACGGTTGCGGGACACCCTCCACGCGCAAGAGTTGTCGCTGACTGGCAACGAGCAGAACAAAGCCTTCAGCCAGCTCACCGCGTATTTTAGTTCGCCTGAGCAAGTGACTGGCAAAACTGGGCTCATGGAATCGTTCCAAAAGTTCGGCATCGACCCAGCCTTTCTGAACGAGATCGCCAAGCAGCTCGGCATTACCATCGACGGCACCGCGGCGAGCTATTTCCAGCTGGCGCTTGCGCTCGAAACGACCCAAGGTCGCATCGCCACGTTCACCGACAGCTTTGGCGAGATGTCGGCCGAGTACGATGCGTATGCCAAGATTTTCAACGTCACCGATCCGGTCGAGCTGTTGTTGCTCCACGCCAAGGCGGCACGCGACAGCGGCCCCGGCGGCTCGTCGACCATCGCCGGGCTCTTTAGCGGGCTCGAAGTCAGCTCCTCGGCCGATCAGGGGACGCTGCAGAAGCGCATCCAGGACGTTTTCACGCAGATGATGGCGGGCGGCGCCGGCGTGGACATGGGCGGCCTGACGCGGTCGCAGTTCTTGCAGGTGCTCGAGACACTGTCCGGCGACATCACCGGACTCTCGGGCGCCGTCAATGCGAACACGCGCGCCATCTACGGTGTGCCGGCGGGCTTGCATGTGTCGCTCGAGGCGTATCGGGCGGCGACGCAGTACACCGCGCCACCGCCATCAGGCGGCGGCACGAAGACCACCGGAACCTCGAGCGGCTCCAACGGCGGCACCACGAGCGGCACCGGCACCGGCGCCGGCGGTTCCGACATCACGGTCACCGTGGTGCTCGATAACAAGGTGGTCGCCAAGAGCGTGCTGAAGACCTTTGAGGCCGCAAGTTCGCGGGTGAATGGCGCGACGACCGAGTGGTCGTCCATCACGTCGGGAGCGATCTAACCATGGCCGTCGGCACCTACCTGATTGTCAACAGCCACACCGTGAGCGTCGAGCAAGGCTCGGCCAAGCAGGCGAGCCCGATCCGCGTCGGCGCCACCTCGCGCGCGTTCAGCGGCACGCTGCGGTCCACGGTGCGCACGGAAAAGCGCAGCTGGTCGTTTACCACAGTTTTCTTGACCATCGCTCAAGCCAACACGCTGATGGCTGATCTGGTCAACGGCGCGTTCGTAAACTGCTACGGCGACGCGCTCTATGGCTCCTCCTCGGGGTCGCCGGTGTCATGCCAAGGCACGGTCACCGGGACCGAGGACAAGCTCACGGGTGCCGCCGATGGCTCCGGCGTGATGCGCAAGGTGTCCTTCACGCTGGCCGAGGTCTAAGCAATGCGCACCGTGTCCGGCGGCGACGCCACCCTGCTCGCCCAGGCGCATGTCAACCACTATGTGCGCGTCTACGTCACCGGACAGCCCCATGGCGCCACGCCGGGCGTCGAGACCCTGCTGACGTCCCTGGGCGGCACCGATTGGGTCGACAGCGTTTCGTGGGACGGCGAAACCGTCGACCGGCAGATCGCGACCGCGACCATCCAGCTCAAGCGCGACGTCACCGGCGGCACGTCACTCGCGCCCCTAATCGCGGGCTCGCCGCTGAATGTGGACGCCGGCGGCTCGGTCTACGCGCCGCTGCTCAGCGTCGGCGCCGCCATGCGCATCACGACCGCGGTCACCGATCATGGCGTCGCGCCGGCATCCGGCGATTGGAAAGAGGTCTTCAAGGGCCGCATCGACAGCGTGGACTGGTCCGGCGATCCGATCACCGTGCAGTGCTCGGACTTGGGCGCGTGGCTGATGGATACCGCGATTCAGACGCAGACGACCTACGGCTCGAACTCGGGCGCGACCGTCGAGTCGATTATCCAGGCGATTCTGACCGACTGGCCGAGCGGCATGGGCACGGCGACGCTGTATGAGCTCAACAGCTCCGGCGTCGCCACCGTCGTCGGGGGGGCTGGCGCCTTGTCGCCGTCGTGGACGATTCCCAAGTCGTATGTGCAGCAGCCGATGCCGGTGCTCGAGGCGCTCAATAACATCGTCTCGCAGTTCGGCTGGGCGCTGCGCTACCACTACGACACCGCGGGCACCAATGCGCTGACGCTCTACGAGCCGCCGCGGTCGACCACGACCAGCCTCGCGACGATCGCCACGAGCACCTACCGCGAGGTGCAGAAATGCGCGCAGACGATTGCGGACGTCCGCAACAGCTTTGCGCTCGACTATATCCCCACGGCGGGCGGCACCGCCACGGTGACCCTCACCGATAGCAGCTCCATCGCGGCGTACGGCACGCGATTTATGCGCTTGGCTGGCGATTCCGTCGCGAACATCCGCACCAGCGGAGACGCCACGACGATGCTCACGGCGGTCAAAGCCGATCTGAGCGCGCCAAAGCTCGACCATGAAGTGCAGCTGCTCTACTACTGGCCGGCGCAGGCGTACGATCTCTACACGTTCCCGGCGAACGGCGCCCACTACGACAGCGACCAGAAGCTCGCGGTCATGTCGGTCAAGCATGAGGCGAAGGGCGGCGAGATTACGACCACGCTGCAGGTGCGCGGCAGTGTCATCGGCGCGTTCGCCGACTGGCTCGGCAAGCGCATCGTCATGCCGCTCTCGGGCAACGGCTCCAACATTATCGGGATCTATTGGGGCTCGATTGTTGACGCCCCGACCACGGTGTCCGGCTACGGCATCACCGACGTCTACACGAAGACCGCGGGCGATGCCCGGTATGCGTACGTTGGCGGCTCGAACGCCAGCGGGACGTGGGGCATCAGTATTAGCGGCAGCGCCGGGAGTGTGACAAACGGGGTGCTGACCACCGGCAGCTACGCCGACCCGACCTGGATCACCTCGCTCGCCGGCAGCAAGATTACCGGCAACATCAGCGGCAACGCCGGCACGGCCACAACGCTCGCCACGGCGCGCGCGCTGTGGGGCCAGTCCTTCGATGGCAGCGCCGCGGTGACGGGCGCGCTGAGCGGCGTCACGACGATTGCGGCCTCGGGCACGGCGACGATCTCGAGCACGACCGCCCTGGCGTTCAGCTACGCCGGCAACGCCGACCTGCAGCTCAGCAACGCCTCGGGCGTCTTCCGGATTGTCAACGCGGCGTACACGGTCGCGGCGCTGACGGTGACGCAGGCGGGCGTGGTCTCCGCGGGCTCGTCGTTCAGCGGGCCGCTGACAGGCAACGTGACCGGCAACGTAACCGGCAACGCCTCGACCGCGACGGCCCTCGCCACGGCGCGGGCGATCAATGGCGTGAACTTTGACGGCACGGCCGCGATTACGGTCACGGCCGCCGCCGGCACGCTGACCGGGGCAACCTTGGCGTCAGGTGTCACCGCGTCGTCACTGACCTCGGTCGGCACCCTAGCGTCCCTGACCGTGACCGGCAATGTGACCGCCGGCGGGCTGGTCAGCACGTCCGATTGGACCTTCCAAGGCGCCGCGGGCAAGACGATCTACGCGCTCAATGCCGCCGGCACCGATTACACAAGCCTGACGGTCAACTCGGGCACATTCTACATCTTTGCGGGCACGGCGGCGCAGGGCAACGCGCAGCGGTTCAGCCAGACTTACAATCAGGCGACGTTCACGACGCCGGTCACCGCGACGTTGTTCAGCGGGCCCCTGACGGGCGCCGTGACAGGGAACGCCTCGACCGCCACGGCCCTCGCCACGGCGCGGGCAATCAATGGCGTGAACTTCGACGGGACGGCGGCGATTACCGTCACGGCCGCCGCCGGCACGCTGACCGGGGCAACCTTGGCGTCAGGCGTCACGGCATCGTCCCTGACAAGCCACGGCACACTCGTGTCCGGCGCTGTCCCTGCGAGCCTTGTCACCGCAGGCACGTTCGGCGCGGGGGCGTACACGTTCCCCGGTGCGTTGGCGATTACGGGCGCGTTGACGGGGGTGACGACGATGACGACCTCCGGCTCGATACTCACGGGCGACGAGTTCCGATTCTACGGAAAAACTCGGATGACAGCCGCGTCCGATGGTGTGCTATCCCTCGTGAACAATGCAGGAAGTGCGAACGCAAGCCTGACCATTGCAGGGCTCACCGCGACGACGGGGACGTTTTCGGGCGCGGTGAATGGCATAACAACACTGGGTCTATCTTCTGCAACATTGACAGCAATCTATGCGGCAGATGGGACAGCCTCCGCACCACCATATCGGTTCTGGAATACCA